AATTCGTCAAACGTCACAGCCGTTGGCTACGATGCCGAAAGTCAGACTGTATATGTTCAATTCTTAAACGGCTCGACTTACGCCTATAAGGGGGTTCCGGAACACGAATTTGAGAACCTGCTCACCGCGCCTTCCGTTGGGTCCTACCTTAACCGGAATTTCAAGAACGTTTACCCATACGAGCGTACTTAACGCGGAGCTGGAATATTGAAATGCCGATCAACGAATCCATCGTCGAAGACGCCGCCCTCGAATGGTTCGGGGAACTTGGTTATGCCGTTGGGCATGGTCCCCATTTCGCGCCCGGTGAACCGGCGGCGGAGCGGGATTCGTTTTCCGAGGTGGTGCTGGTGGGGCGTTTGCGCGAGGCCATCTGGCGGCTGAACCCGGCCATTCCCGAGGAGGCGCGGGAGGAGGCTTTGCGGAAGGTGCTCCGGTTGGGCACACCCGCGATTGTGCAGACGAACCGTGTTTTTCACTGGATGCTGCGCGATGGCGTGCCGGTGGAGTATCCCCGGCCCGATGGCAGCATCGCGGGCGATCATGTGCGGCTGGTGGATTTCGGCGAGGTGCAGGCGAACGACTGGCTGGCGGTGAACCAGGTCACGGTGGTCGATGGGCAGCACAACCGAAGGCCGGATATCGTGGTCTTCGTCAACGGCCTACCCCTGGGCCTGATCGAGCTAAAGAACGCCGCGGATGTGGACGCCGACATCTGGGCGGCCTACCGACAGCTCCAGACCTACAAGGCGGAGATTCCTACGCTACTGCATTACAACGCCGCGCTGGTGGTCAGCGATGGCACGTATGCTCGCATCGGTTCCCTGACGGCGAACCAAGAGTGGTTCAAGGTCTGGCGGACCATCGATGGGGATAGCGACGCACCCAAGGCGGCATTGGAGCTGGAAGTGCTGGTCCGCGGCGTGTTCGACCGGCAGCGGTTCCTCGAGCTGCTGCAACATTTCATCGTGTTTGAGGAAGATTCTGACTCGGGCGCGGTGCACAAGATCATCGCCGGATACCACCAGTTCCATGCGGTGAACGCGGCGGTGGAGGAAACTGTCCGGGCGAGCGGGATGACCGAAAGCGACGTGCTGCGCGAAGAGGCGGGCACTTACTGGGCCGGGCGTCAACGGGGAGGCAAGCCGGGCGACCGTCGCGCGGGCGTGGTCTGGCATACGCAGGGAAGCGGCAAGAGTTTCTCCATGCTCTTCTTCGCCGCCCGCGTGGTGCGGCATCCGGCCATGCAGAACCCGACACTGGTGGTGCTGACCGACCGCAACGATCTCGACGACCAGCTTTTCGGTCAGTTCCAACGCTGTGCTGAGATACTCGGCCAGACGCCCGTGCAGGCCAGCGGGCGCGAGCATCTGCGCGAATTGCTGAAACGCGCCAGCGGCGGCGTGGTGTTTACCACCATTCACAAGTTCATGCCTGAAAAGGGCGAGGCGATGCCCGAGCTGAGCGCGCGGCAAAACATCGTCGTCATCGCTGACGAAGCCCACCGCAGTCAGTATGGTTTCGGTGGTAAAGTGAATGAAAAGACCGGAGAGATGTCCTACGGATTCGCCAGCAACCTGCGTGATGCTCTTCCGAATGCATCGTTTATCGGATTTACCGGCACACCTATCGAAAAGACAGATGCAAACACGCGAGCGGTCTTTGGTGATTACATTTCTATCTACGATATCCAGCGCGCTGTCGCCGACAAGGCCACGGTGCCGATCTATTACGAGAGCCGAATTTCCAAGCTCGCCCTGAACGCCGCGGAGCTGCCGAAGCTCGATGCGGAGTTTGAGGAGATCACGGAAGGTGAGGAGCTGACGAAGAAGGAGAAGCTCAAGACGAAGTGGGCGGCGCTGGAGGCACTGGTGGGCGACCCGAAACGCATCGCGCAGGTGGCATCCGATCTGGTGGTGCATTTCGAGAAACGCTTGGAGGCGATGGACGGCAAGGCGATGATCGTCTGCATGAGCCGCCGCATCTGCGTCGACCTCTATAATGCGCTGATCAAACTTCGTCCCGATTGGGAAGCGGAGACGCTTAAGGTCGTGATGACCGGTAGTGCCGAGGACGGCCCCGAATGGCAAAAGCATATCGGCAATAAACAGCGGCGGCGGGAGTTGGCGAACCAATTCAAGGACGCCAAAAACCCCTTCAAGATCGTGATCGTGCGGGACATGTGGCTGACCGGTTTTGATGCCCCTTGCCTGCATACGATGTATGCCGACAAGCCGATGCAGGGGCACGGCCTGATGCAGGCTATCGCCCGCGTGAACCGTGTTTTTCGCGACAAGCCTGGCGGGCTGGTGGTGGATTACCTCGGCCTCGCCGATCAGCTCAAGCAGGCGCTGGTCACCTATACCGAGAGCGGCGGACAGGGGAACCCGACCTTCGACACGGCCCAGGCCATCGCCGTGATGCTCGAGAAACACGGCATCGCCTGCGACATGATGCATGGTTTCAACTGGGGCAAGTGGATCAGCGGCACGCCGACCGAGCGCCTGCAACTCATCCCCGCCGGACAGGAGCACATCCTCGAGCAGGACGACGGCAAAAAGCGCTGGGTGCAGGTAGTAACGGAGCTTTCCCGTGCCTTTGCCCTCTGCGCCGCCAGCGACGAAGCCACGGCGATCCGTGACGACGTTTCCTACTTTCAGGCTTTGCAAGCCGCGCTCAACAAACAGAGCAGCGGCAACCGCAAGACACCCGAGCAGATCGACGCCGCCATCCGCCAGCTGGTGAGCAAGGCCATCACCACCGAAGGCCAGGTGATCGACGTTTTCACTGCCGCCGGATTGCCCAGGCCGGACATCAGCATCCTCAGCGACCAGTTTCTCGCCGAAGTGCGCGGCCTCAAACACAAGAATGTTGCCGCCGAACTGTTGGAGAAGCTGCTGAAGGACGAACTCAAGGTTCGCTCGAAACGCAACCTTGTGCAGAGCCAAGTGTTTTCCGAGAAGCTGAAAAAGACCCTCAACGCCTACCATAATCGGGCGATTGCGACGCAAGAGGTGATTGAAGAGTTGATTAAATTGGCCAAGGAGTTGGATACCGCGACCAAGGCGGGCCAGCAAATGGGGCTGACCGAGGACGAGAAGGCCTTTTATGATGCACTTGCTACGAACGACTCTGCCGTAATTGCCATGGGCGACGACAAACTGAAAGTGATTGCCGCTGAGCTCATTTCCCAAGTCAAAAAGAGTGTCACCATTGACTGGACGCTTCGCGAAAGTGCTCGCGCCAAGATCAAGGTGATGGTAAAACGAATCCTAAATAAATACGGTTACCCACCTGATTTACAAGAAGAAGCGGTACGGACAGTGTTAATGCAGGCAGAGCTACTTTGCGCAGAGTGGGCATAGCCAGAATAGTACGAGTTTGTAATTCAGCGAAACATAGATTCCCCCTAGTCGTCGGGCTTCCCAGACCCGACGGCTCACTGCATTCAACCAAAGTGTCAAAGAGGAAGCCAACATCGGAGATATTCGGGACGTGGTGCGCTCCAAAAGGTTCCGAGGCTAAATAGGCAAAGTTCCAAGGGGAAATGGTAGTGGCCATGCGCTGCTTCGAGAGAGCCGTTTTACCAGTGATGGAGCGATTTGTTTTGATTGGGCCCCTCGTCTTTTTCCGAGGCGGCAAGCGAGCAAACACAATTTACCCTCCCCACAGCACCCCGTTCACCTGGTCAAACTGGAACGTGAACGGATCCGAGCTCCCGCTGAGGGCAATCGGCACGCCGTAGTCGGCCCAGCAAATTAGGTCTTTGTTGGTGGCCGTGAAGTTGTAGAGCGCGGCGTATTGCCAAGTACTGACGGCTCCGCTGGGGGTGAAGGTGTAGTCCTGGAGGAAGAGCCTCCAGATTCCAGTTGAGGCTCCATCGTCGAAGCTGAGCCGGGTCAGCGGGAAGCCGTTGGCCGTGTAGCCGCCGCCGGCGGCGATTTCGGTGAGGTTGGCTTTCACGGTGTTGGAGATCACTGGCTCGACGTTGGTCAACATCAGGTAGATGCTGTCCGAGCTGAGGTTGTGAATCTTCTTGGCGAGAGCTCCGGGGAAGGAGCGGAAGCGAGTGGTGCTGGGCATGGTCGAGAACTCCTAGGAATTGCCTTCGGTGATGGTGAAGCTGGTGATCGTGACGGAGCCGCCCGAGACGATTGAAGTGGAACTAAGAGTCAAATCACCGCCACCTCCGGTCGAGGTGGCGTTACCTTGTATTTCGCAGGTCGTTCCGTCGCTGCGGTAGATGCGGAAGTGGCCGGCGGTGCCGGTGGCGTCGGCGCTGGCGTCTTGCCAGGTGCCGGCGAGCGAGACGGCTCCACCGGACGCCGCTGCCATCCAGTCGGCCGGTAGGTTCAAGGTCGCCAAGACGGTCCCGCTGTCGGCTGAACCGCAGTTCGCCGGGACTGAGCCGGAGCGGATTTTCATCACGGCCGAGGCCCCGACGTGGGACTCGATCTGGTTTGCTCGCGAGTTGCGAAGATTGGTGCTGAACTGAAGTGCCATGAACCACCTGTAGAGTAAAACTGCGTTAAACCGTGAAAGAACCCGAACTGGAAACGGACGAAGCGGAAGTCGATGCGGATGTGGCTCCGAGCCGGGCAAACGCCTTTTGCGAGAACCCGACCGCCGACGTTTGCAGCAGCCCGCCCGAGAGGCTCCCCTCGATTGGTCCGAGGATGCGTCCGCTGTCGGATTCACCGCCCGGAGTTGTGATCGAAGAGGGAGTCGGCGGCGGTGGGGGAGGGTTCGACGGGTCGCGGATTAGCGGAACCGTATCGTCCCGCTGGGTTTCCATCAGCTCGAGGGAACAGTAGATGCAACGGACCTGGACCGAGCCGGGCGAGTAAACCGGCATGTCTGCTCCGCCCAGCCAGCAATTCACGCTCCACTTGTAATTCCATTTGGCGGGATCGCTGAAGGTTGACGGATTGAACGTGCTCAGCGGCAGCACTAGCGTGACGCCGGTCTGGAGCGACTGGTCCGGAAGATAGAAGTCATTGAAGTTTGCGTCGAACTCGCCAGCGGTGAATTTCTTCGGCTGCCTCGACATCCAGAGAGGGTGGATCGTTTGCGAGACGGTGCCTGAAAGCGGCTCGACCTGGCCCAGTCGCGTGGACTCGACCCGCGCGTTGAGCGTCAGCCCCGGATAGCCAAACCCGATTGTGCGGCCCGTTGGTCCGTCCTTGAGCGGGCTGCGATTGCGGAAGACCACGAACGTGAGCTGCAGTACACCGCGGAACTGTTGCCGGTACCGCGACTGGATGAGCGCCAGCGGCTGGCCGCCGGCTCGCTCGGCCGCGACGGCCTGAAAAGACTCCAGCCCAGGTAGGTAAGCCGGCAGTTGAGTCATGCCGTAGGGCACACCGACGAACGGAACCGGGACTCCTCCCCAAATCCAATTCTGGAAAGTCTCCCAGAAGCCCGTGTTGAGGTAAGGCACTCCGACCACCGACGAACCCGCGTAAAACCGTTGACCGTGCGCTCGCCGCGAGACGTTCTTAACCGCCGCGCTGCCCCCGCCAACCCATCCGAGCACCGCCGCCTTGCCGACCAGCTTCGGTTCGATGGTTTCCAAAAGCCGGGCGTATGAACTGGTTGAAAAATCCGGCTTCACTGCCGGAAACACTGCCTCGGCATGAAGCAGTTTTCCACCTGCCGGAGTCGCGCCCATCGACTCGGGCGGAAACACTTTGACCAGCTCGCCGGCGATCATTCGAGCGCCCGAAAGATTGCGGACGTTCACTGTGAGATTGGGAAAGAAACTGGTGGAGCTCGCCGGATCGGCCGGCAGCCCCGAGCGTTTGGCCTGGGTCTCGCGGGCAACGTCAACCAGCTCCCGCCAAGCGCGAACTGAGCGCGGGAGTCGGTCGCCGGGCCTGAGATGCTGGAACGGGTCTTGGCTCATGCGCCTCCTCCGCCAAAGCCGGAAACCGTTGCGCCCGCGCTGAGTGTGGCATTGGCGGCGGTCAACGAGGCTGCACCGCTAACCGGTCCACTGGAGTAGCTACCTGAAGCAGCCAAAGAGGAATCCGCTGCGACCAACGCGGCCGAGCCGCTAACCGGTCCACTTGAAAAGCTCCCTGAAGCAGCCAGTGTACAGCCAGCCAGCTGCATCTCGGCTGAGCCGCGTACCGAGCCGAACCCGGTGGAGATCCGCCGCACCAAATTGCTGCCTTGCGTTTTTGGTGCCTGAGCCGGCGAAAAACCAATTGGCCCGAAAACGTCAGGACCAATGGAACCTGAACTGCTCGGGCTTGGCCCCGGCGTGATCACGGGTGGGATGACGGTTCCGTCGGAGCGGATCGCATCGTCGCGGTCGGTCTCGAAGATCTGCACCACCTCCGGGCCGGGCACCGCGAATGCTTCGGGAGGCACGGTGTTGGTGATGTTCCAGCCGCTGACCAGCGAACCGCTGACGTTGAACCGGTAAAGCGCCGAGCGAGCCATTGCGTTGGCTTCGCTTTCACCCTTTTGCCAAAGATTCTTGCTTGAGAAATTGACTGGAATTGAAAACGTCTGGGAGATCGGCCGGGGAGGAACTCCGCCATTTGGATTGAAGGCGGTGCCGGTCACGAGCGGGTCGAAATTAAAGTTCCCGCTGTAGGCGTTGGGCGCGGCGTTGAAGCCGACGATGGCCGGATGCCAGCAGATTGGTTCCAGCCAAATCTGATTCTGGCCGCCGTATTCGCTTTGGCGAAAAGTTTGCACGGCGGGCGGCGAAAAAAAGTTATTCGTGCCGCCCCAAATCGAATAGTTATGGTAGGTCCGAAGTTCAACCGAAGCGTTCCACCAGCCATGCTGGTCGGCTGGATTCCGCAGTTCCAAAGTAGTCCCGTAAAACGGAAAATTCCTGTATCCCAGCGACTCCATTCCGGGGAACCGCGCCTCAGGCGAGCCGCTGTAATTCAAACCAAACAGTTCGCCGAACCAAGCATGCCGCCCGACTGTGCTTGCCGCTCTGGGAAAATCCTGCCGAGCGGCCTGAACGTAAGCCAGCCCGGTAAAGGTCGTCCCGCCATAGGCTCGCTGCGGCTGAGTCCGTCTCCAGGCCTGCCCGCCGTAAACGTAATTGGCCCCGCGACGCCCCGGTCCAAGCCAACCGAGGATCACCGCTGGACCGGCGCAGCCCGGAGGCAAGCGTTTCAGCGGCCGCGCGTAGGTGGCCCAGCCGGGTACATACGAAACCATCGGAAACACGACCTGCCCGTTGTAGAAGTCGCCGGAGCCGGAATGTTTGCCGATCGGGATTGGCTGGTCGTCGGGTATCTGAAACTGAGTCGTATTGCGAATGAAGATGACGCGGTGAGGATAGTAGTCGGTTGAGACGGACGCATCGCCTGCGGGCCTGGAGTCCGAGTCGGCGTCTGCCCGGGCTCCATCTAGTAGCGAGTTAATGAGCGTTGCCGAACCTGGCAAGCTCTGTCCGGTGACTGGAAGTGCATAGGGGTCGCTCATGTCCCGCCGCTCCCCGTGTTGGCGGTGCCAGAAGCAGAAACGGTCGCCGAGGTCAGCGAAGCGGAAGCTTGACCATTCCGTAAGAAAAACAGGGGCGTTTTTATTACAGCCGAGTCCCCGCGTGTGCTGGCACCGACACGAAACGAACTGTCTCGGACGAGTGGTCCGATTTCGCTTGATTGCGTCCGGGACCCATTACCGAGAAATGGCGAAAGCGGGTTGCCGCTGCGGTCCCGCGAGTCGTCCCGGTCGATCTCCAGCAGCTCGACCATGCAGCCGGCTATCTTCACCGTCGGCAGTAACGGGCAGAGGTCTCGGCCGCGGCGGACAATTACGGTCCAGTAAAGATCCCCGCGAAAAAGATCCGTGGGTGATCCGAGCATGAACGGCGCGACAATCGTGCGGAACTCGCGTAGGTTCTCCGGCGGGACGCTTCCCGAGCTGCCGTCGGGAGTAAGCGGCGAGTTGTTGAAGTTGATGTCGAAGCCGCCGCCGGAAAACTGCCTGATGCAGCGATTGAAGAGGACCGGCCCGATGGTCCAGCGTTGAGCGAAATTGTCGGTACTTATCGATAAGTCCCGGCCAATATTGACTCCGACAATCAGCTCGCAGTCACCGTACAGAAACCCGCTGCGCAGGTTCACTCGCGGGCGCGAGACCATCAGCCGCATCGTCAGGGTCCCCACCAAGCGGCAGGGATGCACCGGCTGGTAAGCGTCCCAGAGTTTCTCCCGGCCGCCATCGCGAAGCGGAATGAACTCCAGTCCATCGATTGAGCTGGGCTTAGTTGCGGGACCGGGCACACCCGAAAGCGATCCGCCACTGCCAGACATAGGGATGGGAATCCAATCGGCCTCGACGCCGGTAAACGGTTGGCTTTCATGTTTGGCTTGATTTAAAAACGGAACGCCAATGAAAGGTTTCCCGGCCCAGTGCCGGCGAGGTCCCAGCTGCGAGACTCCGTCGGGCAGATGCCCCAGCAGCACGGCCCGTCCTGCATTGCCCGGCTCTATCCGGTCGAGTGTCCGTACGAATGAGCAGGCCTCGGGTGCAACGATTCTGCCGGAAGCCGGCCAGATGACCGGTACCTGATGCAGCTTGGATGTGGTCGAGTTGCCAAACGGGAGAGTGCCGCTGGGCATTTGGACGTGACAGAGAGTCCCCGGCTCAATCCGGAAATTTTGAGCGTTGCGGACCTCGAGCATTTCGTAAGGGTAAGAGTCGAGAAACTGCTCGTCGCCCGAGGGCGGCGGGGAGTTTCGCTGGCGGCGATGTTTGGCGGCCCGCAGAGCCGCGTTCCAGGTCCGGCTCGACCTGGGCAGTTTGCCATTGCGGTTGACTTTACCGAGCGGGTCCATCAGGTGCCGATCCCCAGCGTCGCGAAGTCTCCATACTGGTAAACCTGCTGGACGTAGACACCCTGAGCCTTGGGCTTGAGCGCGTTGGTCGGGCTATCGACCTCCTTGCACCAGTTGACCCAGAGATACTCCCAGCCCCGTTTGCTGGCGACCGAGACGCCAGCAACGCTCAGACCGGTAGCGTTGGGGCTGGCGGCAAAGCGAAACGAGATCTCCCAGTCGTCGTCACCGCGTTTTGAACCGCTTGCCCCAAGGAACAAGACTTCGCCTTGGGCAAACCCTTTGAACGAGCTGCCGTTTACTTTGCCGGTCGCGTTAAACAGAGCCAGCTTGTAGGCCCCAGTCACGGTCGCCGCCGGAAGCACATGCGTCTCGGAGAAGTTGAAGACCGGAGCCTGGACCTCGACGCCATTGATTCGCTCGCCATCGAAGTTCACCGCATTGGCCATATCGGGCGCGGTTGCGGGATACTTGGTCGTCGCAATCGCGTAGGAAACCTGCTTGGTCCCGCCGCCCGTCTCGAACTGGTAACTCGACTCGCCCTGCTGCAGCTCGTCCTTGTCGAGCGACCGTTTTGTAAACGTGCAAGTTCCGTCGAACAGCTGGAAGTCGATGTAGTCGAGCGTGAAGACCCGCTTGCTCAGCACAAAGCCATCGACCGTGACGCTGGCCGGTACAGCCGCAATCAGCGCGGCGTAAGCCACATCGCGATCGTCGGTGCCGCGAATCTTGAAGTTGTACTCTTCGCTCGACTCGGCAAAGTTACCGGTGCGGCGGGGAGATCGGACGTACTGTTCGCAGGTGACTGGCATTGTTTTATGGTCCCAGGCGGTTGGCTTTGGCGACGGCGGCCGGGATCTCCCGAATCAGCCGTCCAGTGTTGCGGGCGGTCTCTTCGCTGGAGCCGGCGATCTTCCGCTGCATGTCATCCCCCGGGCCGAACTGAAGCGCCTGCGCAGCGGAGAACGTGCCGACGGTGCGGCTCGCGGATTGCACTGCACTGGCTGCTTTTTCGGATTCAGCCTGAATGTCGATTGGGCTGGGTGCTCCGGGCCGGGCGGGTGCAGCGGGACTCTGTCCTGCGATGGCCTGCTCGGCTGCCGTATTGGCCGCGTCGAGCTTGGCCCGGGCCGCGGCTGCCTTGGCCGAACGCTCGGCTTTGGCTGCCTGGGCATCGGCGTTTCGCTGGTCGATGGTACGCTGCCGATCCTGCTCGAGCGCCTTGTCGATGTCCTTGCTCCGCTGGTCGATAGCGACTTGCCTTTGGTAGCGGGCGTCAAACCGCTGGCCGAGGATTTGCTCAGTCGAGGCATCACTGGCTGCGTTCTTCTGTGAAGTCTCGGCGTTGATCCGGTCGACCTCGGCCTGGACGTTAATCTCCGAGTCGAACAGGCTCTTGAGCCGTACCCAAGCCTTCTGCACAAACCCAATCGTCGAGTTCCAGGTCTTGGTCAGGAAGTTGGTAAAGTTGGTCCAGCTGTCGGTGAACATCCCGATCGTTTCAATCCAGCCGATTTCCACAAACCCCCAGCTCTCATTGAAGAACTTGGCGATGCCGCTGATGGTACTGGTCCAGAGATTCAGCAGCGAAGTCGTGAAGTCGGTCCAGAGATTCTTCAGTCCGGCGATTCCCGTTTGCCACGCGGCGTCGATCGCCGTCCAAGCCAGTTCCATCGCCGCCCCAAGTTGCCCGGCCTGCAGCAGGCCCACAATGTTGCCGATGGTCCGGGAGACGGTCGCCAGCAAGGCCGAGAACTGCTCGCCCAGCCAGCCGACCATCGCGACGCCGAACTCAGTCTGCGTAGCGATCACCGCTCCCAGTGCGACGATGGCCGCGATGACCAGTCCCACGGGCGAGACGATTGCCGCAAACACCGCGGCCAGTACGCCGCCAAGGGAAATCAGTCCACCGATCGCCGCCGAGAGGGCCAGCGAAGCGACTCCGAAGCTGACCAGTGCAGCACCCGCCGCACCGACCGCTGCGGCGACGCCGGCAATCCAGACCACAAGTTCGCGGTTCTGGCTGATCCACTCTGCGACGCCCACGACAATCGGCGTCACGGTCTGAATGAGTGCAGTTAGAGCCGGCGCGAGGGCCGCTCCGATTTCAAATGCGACGTCTTTGACTACCGACCAGAGATTGGCCAGTGTGTCGCCGTAGAGTGTCGCGGCCGCAGCGTCGGCACCGCTCACCTGCAGGCCCAGGTCGCGTGCTTCCTGCCGCAGTGCCTTGACTCCGGCCGCACCCTGCGTCATCAGCGGAAGTAGATTCGCTCCTGACTTACCGAAGATGTCCATCACGGCCTTGGTCCGCAGGGCCGGGTCGGCGATGCCGCCGATAGCCTCGGCCAGTGCTTCAAACTGCATGTCGGGCGAGAGGCTCTGCAGGTCCTCGACTCGCAGGCCCAGCGCCGCTAGTGCTTCGATGGCACTACTGCTGCCGGTGGCCGCCTCGCCGAGCGTTTTGTTCATTTTATTGAGGCCGTTTTGCAGATCGCTCACGGCCACGTCCGACTGCCCGGCTGCGTGCCGCAGCTCGGAGAGTGCCTCGACCGAGACGCCGGTCCGGTCGCTCAGCTTGGAGAGTTCATCGCCGCTGGAGGAGAAGACCTGCACGCTGGCCGCCATCGGGCCGAGGATGGCACTGGAGAGCGCCGACATCCCGCCGCCGACAGCCGAGAGTCCCATCCCGAACTTCTTCAGTTTCTCCTGGGCCGAGCGCAGGCCTTTGACCAGCGCCGAATCATTGGCACCGATCTCGACGAATGCCCTGCCGGCCCGGATTCCTGCTGCTGAAGACATGGCTGAGTCGACGCTCCAAAAAGTGAGGGACGAAATTCGGCAGGGCCGACTGCGGAAAGGATAGAAATCCCTCCTGCAGTCGGCCCCGCCTTCCCCGGCTGTTTAAGGGCGGATTTGCACTCAGGCTCCCCGTTAGGAGGCCTGCCTGCAAATCAGCCCTCGATGGCTCAGGATTTCAGTACGACCCAGAAATCGCCGGTTGGCTGAGAAACACTGGATACAAAGCGAATTGGCAAGCCGCACATCGCACTCATGGAGATGTATTTCGGGCTCTCGGGATTGAACAGGTCCAGGCCGAGGTAAGTCGTAATCTCAACCACCTGTCCACTGGGCAGCAGCGCCTCGATGGTCCAGTCGGCTTCGACCGACCCGAAGGCGATACAGAAGCAGCTGCGATAAGCCGCCGCATTGAGCCACTGGCTCGTCGTCTGGTCGACTCCCAGACTGCTGGTCGAAAGTTCAAGCTTCTCGGCAAGGGCCGCTTTGTCGATCGTCACCCGCCTGGTTGCTCCACTCATTCTCGCTCCTCGCCACTGGCTGATTGGATTTTGCTTCCGGCAGTAAACACGGCCAGCAGCGCGTCGATCGACTCGGCTGGCCCGAGGCGAGGCCGCTGCGGCTTCTGCCGAAAGGGGTGAAAGTTATCTGGTGATTTCATCTGCGTGGTCCTTGAACAGTTCGTGTTGTGCAGCATCGCTAAAAGGGCCGAGGCCGCGTCCCACAGAGCCGACTGCCGAGCCCGGGCCATCGCTGCGAGCTCCCCGAAACTGAAGCTCCAGGGCTCGACGCCGGCCACTCCAGCAAACTCAAAAATCAGCCTCCAGACTTCTGCGGCAGACTCGCCAGGATCGGGTCGAGCTTTTGCCCGACGAGCCTCTCCAAATCGAGCGTCTCCATCCGGTCCAGAACCCGCTCGGTCGCCAGCTCGCGGGTCGCCTGAAACTTCGCCCACATCGCCTGAATGATCTGCCCCTCCTGGGGCCGCGAAAAATTTACGACGGCCTCGATCAGGGCATTGGTCGCATTGACGATTCCCACGCCGGCAATCCCCTGGGCAAACTGCTTCTCAGAGAGGCCGACCTGCCGAATCTGTTCTTCCAGCAGGCAGCTCAGCACGTCGACCAGCAGGACCGGGTCTGAGGCGAGCCGCTCGAAAACCGTGTTCTCGCGGCTGGCGAATTCAGCCAGGTCGAGCTGGAACTCTGACTTCAGCTTTTTCAGTTCCAGAACCGTCAGTTCCAGCGTCCAGCCGCGGTCCAGCCGGTCTTTGAAATTAGCCATCAGTTGATCACCATTTCTGTCGGAGGAGCCGTCGCCGGCGAGGGCTTGAGCGTGACGGAAATCATCTGCGCGTTTTCCAGTTCCTGAGTCCGCTCGAACTTCAGCACGCTGCAGGTCGCCCGCAGTCCGCGGCTTCCGGGGACCGTGATGCCACCGTCCATCACAGCGACTTCGATCAGGGCTCGGGTCGAGTAAGCCGTTGAGATGGCCGCCATATCGGCGTCGCCGGCGATGTTGACCATGTCAAAGTCGATGCTCGCCTCGCGCAGCGTCGGCACCGTTTCGCGGTAGCCGCCCGAGGCGCGTCGGGTTACGTCGGCCTCGGACATCGCGTCTGTGAGCGTGAGGTCGCGGATGTTGGTGATTTCGGTCCACGCCGGAGTCGAGCCAGTTCCCGAGTTCCGGTAGGTCTTGGCATTGAGGCCGAGTTTGGTCATCGCAGTGGCTCCGATTTCAGGAGGTGATCAGGTTTTTGAACGAGGTTGCGATCAGCGGCCGAGCTTTTTCCAGAGCGGGGCTCATGTAGGGACGTTTGGCGAGGCGAACACTCAGGCGTCGCTTGCGAACTGAGCCGCTCGCGGGGAGCGTCCCTGCCGCGCGCTTGCGGAGGAAGGCTTCAAGTTGACGCCCGCTCGCCTTGCGGCCGCGCCGCGCGGGCCTCTCCAGCTGCAGGACAGTGATTTCCGTTGTGCCACCATGTTCCAGCACGGCGGCGGCATCTCCCGAGGAGTTGAACTTTGTCGGTCCTGCGACCACCGATTTGGTTTTCGGGTCGTAGGCAAACAGGATTCCCTGCTTGAGCGTTCCCTTGCGGACCCGCGGCGGCTCGCCCGGCTCGCTCGATTTGAGCGGCAGGTTTTCCCGCTTGCCGCCGGCCGCCTGAAAAATCGCTAGCTGCGTTTCGCTCAGTTCAGCTTCTTTCATCCGGCGGGCTTTGCGCATCGAGCGCCGAGCAGCAGTCCGTACGAACCCGCCGAGCTTGGCCAGTGCGGAGGCCCTGCCCTTTTCAACTTCTTCCATCACGCGAATCCGGTCGAAGAAGAATTCCTTTGCCTGACTGAACGTCAGCTCCATTTCCGCCTCACTTTTTGGGTGGTGAGTTTGCGGCCAGCAGGTCGCGCAGCAGCGAGACCTGACAGGACACAAGCCTCGCGTCGGGCGTCTCGGCGTCGACTTTGCCGCCGAGGGTGCGCAGCGTCTCGGCCTTGATTGCAATCAGCGCCTCGGGGGCGAGGCCTTTGACTGCTGCGTTGATGATTTCACGAACGGATTCCATGCGTGGGTCTCTCAGGTGTGGGAGGAATCAGTCAAGCAGTTTGGCCAGCTCGGAAAGCAGGCTGATGAGCCGCGGCCAATCATCGCCAAGCTGGGCGCGAAGTTGCTGCTCGGCTGGTCCGATCTCCGGGCACTCCGGCTGGGGATTGCTCTCGTCTTGGCCGCCGTCCCAAATCGGATAGTCGCTGAGTGAACTGGTCTCGCGGTGGTAACCTTCGAGGAGTTCGACGCCGGCAGTGGAGGCCGGGATCATCATGCCTGGTACTCGGGCTGGGCCGTCGGTGTTCTGCTGCTGGGATTGCCGATAGATGGTCGCCGTTTTTTGACCAGCGCCGTTGCCGTTAATCGTCCAGGTGAGGAGTCCCTTCTGCTTACCGTCCTGCACGACGGCCGAGCCGCTCTGGCCGCCGATGGAATTCGGCTGCCAGTACCAGATGCTTCCCAGCTGCAGTGTGCGGCAGAGCTGGCCGCTGGGAACTTCGCAGCGCGGACAGCCCCAGGTTCCGGTAAGCTCGCGCGTATCCGGCTCGGTCTTGGAGAGTTTGATTGGCTCCAGTCCCCGCATTGCGGTCGGTTCGGCCTTGAGCAGCGCCCAGTCGGTCGAGGTCTTGCTGCTGTAAGCCGCTTCGATGACGCGAGCGGTGAATTTTTCGGTGCCGCTGCCATCGGCCAGGAGCGCTTCGCAGCTGACCGTGTGTCCGATCCGCGAGCCGGCGACGTGTGCGTTGGTCAGGATGTAGATGCCGGTTGCGTCCCGTCCGCAGAGCGAACCAGTGCCGCAGGAGCTACCGTTGAGGATGCGCACAGCGCGCTTGGCCCAGGAACGAATCTTGGCTTCCTCGGCTGCGCTGAGGGCGTAGCCGCTGGGTCCCCGCAGGGTTTTGTACCAAGCGGTCGAGGCCGGCTCGACCTGGGCTTGGGTTTCGATTAATGGGAGAGGGATGTTTGATGCGTAAATAATCGGCTGCGGACAAACGCCGCCGGGGCAAGTGCCCGAAGGCTGGCGGCGGAATCGCTGGGCCTCGGCTGAGCTGGCAATGAAGAGAAGAAGCAAAATCGTGAGTAGCTGTTTCATAGTGAGTCTCGGGTGGTGCTGTGGGGAGGTGCGCTGGCGAGCGGTGCGGCTAACTGAACAGGTCGATCAGCGTGGTGATGAATTTGAAGATCGATTCCTGGTTGGCGATGATGAACTTGATGAAGGCGTAGAACTGGTCGCCGGCGGCAACCTCGGCAGCCGCTTCATCGAGCTGCTCGGCGTAGCGGATGGCGAGGTATTCACAGAGGGCCGCGTCCTTGGCCGCGCGGCGAAGCTTGGCGGCCTGCAGCGGCCGCAATCGGTTCTGCTCGGCCAGTTGATTGAGGGCCACCTGAAAGGCGAGCGTCCGCTCACGCTGCACGTCAAGCTCTGCCGGAACTGCAGCGGGAGCTTCCGTCAGAAGCGAGACCGGCTCGCTGGTTTGCTGGCCGAAGGCAACGGAAGGAAGAAAGCAAATGGCGAGAAGCATCGGGAGTAGGTTTTTCATGGTCGGTCATTCCAAACTGAGGTAGGTGGCAATCAGGACGGTGTGAAAGGTTCGTTTCCCTTCCAGGAGTTTCCAGTCAAAGGTCTGAATCTCGGTGCGGGCCAGACTGAAGCCCGCGAGGCTCCGGCAGCTGGCGTAGAGGAACTTGTCCAGCCGCTCGGCCAGTTCCAGCAGAGCGTCGACTTCCGTTTCGCTCGCCAGCTTCTGCACAATCTGAATCGCAATCCGCGTCGTGCGTTCGATGTCCCGCCGCGTCTTGGGTGTGCCGGAAATCGTTCCCGGCGCGACATTCACTGTCAGCGAGGAAACTGCGTCGAGGTCGTCCGTCAGGTACCAGGCGGCACTCGGTGTAAAACTTGGCCAGGTAGCAGGTGGCGAAGGAACCCAGGCGGCAATCGCCGTGACGACCGCGTCTCGTAGTGCCTTGGTCTCACTCGCCACCGTTTACCCCGCAATCTTTCTGACGTGAATCCGGTACAGCTCCTCGGTCGGCCTGCGGAAGCAAGGCTCGTCCCCCAGAAGCTGTACCTCATAAGTCCCATCCGCCGAGACGATTCGGTCGCCGACTTCCGGGAGCAAAGGCACGGCCGCAATCTGCAGCCGGTCCTTGTGAATCAGCCAGTCGATTTGCACGCTGCGGACCAGACTCCCGTCTTCCCCTTCCGACTCGAACACCTCGCGTCCCTGCACGGCATCCGGTACCGGAATGGATGTTGCACCCCGGTAGTAGGTGACGGGCTGGCCGGCTGCTGGGGGCAGCTGCCGGGAGAGCCAACTCAGTCCATCAGTCAGCAGTGACATCGCGTTAAGCCGCCGGGTCGTGGAGGAATTCGACGCTTTGGCCCGCGGCCGAGGCGGAACTGTTCGGTAGCAGCCAGCCCAGTGGCTTGTTGCCGGTCGCCGTGGCCGTCACCCGGTTGGCAGTGTTGTCCCAGAAGACTTTCGCGCCAGCCGTAATTGCTCCGCCCGAGAGTCCGCTGTAGACGCCGCCGCCAGCGGCAACCGCGCCGAGGATATTGGCGGGAATCGCTGTGTGGCAAATCAGGTTCAGTTCCCCGACAACGACAATCTGTCCGGCGGGAACGGCCGAGGCCGGCGTGTAATCGAGCATCACGGGATGCCCGCTGCGGAAGGTGACTTCCAGTGCCATGTATTAACTCCAAGTGGTTGAGGTTGATTGGAAGGAAAATGGGGTCTGGCTCCCAAAAACTTGAGGCCTCAAAGCTCAGGCAACCATTCCAGGTGCCTGACCCCATTTTCCGGATGTGTGGTTAGGCGATGCCCTTGCTCTTCACGCCGGCTCGCCACTCCTGCTTGGCGACACCGAAGTCGAAGTAACCCCGCATCGCGATGCCGAGCGTGTCGAAGTCGGCTTCCGCTTCTTCGATGACCGGAGTCTGCTGGCCGTTGAGGAACACGACCTCGATGGTCGCAAGGTCATTCGGGTCGCTCAGCAAATACCAGGCGTTCTGTGAACCGCCGAAAGCCGTGTTGCCGACGTAAGCCGAGACTTCGGGACGGTAGCGACCGGCAAACACGTTGATCGCCATGTTCTTTCCCGCTGAGCCGGTGATCAGTCCAGTCGAATTAAACAGCTCGCGGGCCGTGACGCTGTTGCTCGAGGCGACCAGCAGAATCGCCGGCGTCAGGCCGAGCGGATTCCCCTTGGGATCGACCTGGTCCATGAACATCTGCTCAGCGGTCTGCAGCGAACTGCTCTGCAGGTTGGTAGCCGCACCCTCGAAGTAGTTCTTGCGGGCCGTGGTGAAGAAGGTCGAGTTGCTGTTGAACTCAGTCCAGAAAACTTCGTTCAGTTCCAGTGCTGCTCCCCGGCCAATCTTCTGGGCCCGGGTGCTGAGCGCGCCGAGATCGTCGTTGATGATGTCTTGCCGCGTGAGCGAGAGAATCTTGCCGTAGGTCTCGGCCTTGTTCGAGAAAGATTCCTCCTCGAATCCGGCGTGCTTGAGCCGGCCGTCGGGACCAACCCGCTCGAACTTGGCGTCTTCAATCAGCCGGAAGCGGGTCACCGTTTTGAAGTCGTTGACTTGGCCGACCGCGGCAATCGAGCGCCAGACACTCTCGACGGCGTTGAAGCTCGCCAGCAGCAGCTTGTTGCCCGTGTTGGAGAGGATGCCCGAGATCTCGTGCATCGTGAATGCAGCCCGGAGAAAGTCGCGGGAGACTTGCCGCATCGGACCGGGGGGGACCGGGTAACCGGCCGCACCGGCGGCCATGATCAACAGTCGCTGCAGCCCGACGCCGGTGCGGTACTGCTTGTCGGCCGCTTCCAGCGTGCGGGTATCGAACCGCTGCTCGCGATCGAGCAACTGGGCGCTCTTGGCCACGGCGCACTCGAGCACGGTGAGGTTGCCGGAGAAGTCCTGGGCAACGTGAATTGCCGGACTGGCGGGACGGCTGGCACGCAGGGCTTCGAGTTCCGTTCGCTCGACGCTCCAGCCTTCGCGGATAGCGTGCGCTTCGAGGCTGGGGACTTCCTTGCCGTCGACCTTCGTGGAGCTGATGTTGTACTTGCTGCAGACCAGGCGAATGCCGCTGGTCCGGTCGGCTTCGGCTGCCTGAATCTCGCGGACTTGTTTTTGGATGGCTGCCGTGTCGACAGTCGCTGTGAGCGGAGCCGGCTTGGTAGCTTCCTCATGTTGTTCGGGCGTTTCGGTCTCCGAGTCGTAAGCGGCCCGGAGAAGGTCGAGCTGCGGCTGGCTGAGGCTCGCTTCGTCAAAGCCGTTGGCTGTGAGCCACTGGGAAAATTCCATGAGAGATTGCTCCTGAGGAGAGAGAGTGGCGGCGATTGATGCGGTGGTGTTGTCATCAGCTCCGAGTGCCGCGAAAGAGATTTCACGGAGCGATGTCCTGCGGGCGACGTAGACCGGCCCGGAGAAGTTGCGGCCATTGACCTTGACCGTGTTGCCACGGTCGACGAATTCGAGTTGCTGGACCTCGGCCCCGATGCTTGCCTGCCAGGGGAAGCCGTTGTCGCCCAGTGCGGTCACTTCGGAAGCCGCGGCGCTGATGCCACTGACTTTTCCCGAGACTTTGATTGTCTGGGCCGTGACGGTGATTTTTTCGCTGTGCCCGACGATCTGGGCTGCATCGTGCGAGTAGAGAATCGGCCGTGTGTGCGAGCGGACCGTCATGCCCGCCAGATCCACGACCACTGGCCAGTAGTAACCAGCGACATTCATCTGGCCGCCCGTGTAAGCGGTCATCGAAAAGGCGCGGACCTTCGGCCGCTGGCCTTCCGTAGAGGGTTCCGCAGCGGTGAGCTGCAGGTCGGCCACCTGGCTGGTGAGCGTGATGCGCTGGGGACCTTGGGCGAGCAGCTGCTTACGCCGCGGCTTCTTCCGGGGTCGAGTCTTCCGTGGCATTGGACGGGGGAGTTGCCTGCGAAGAGGGCTCAGGGCTCAGGTTCAGACTCTCCATCAGCGCCAGTTCTCGGGCTCTCTGACGGAGCTGCTGCTCCCAGTCTTTACCTTGCCGGGCGTATTCTTCGGCAAGGGTCGTCGTGTGATTACGGAGTCGGGTTTCCTGGGCGCTCGCCTCCTTGGTCGGATCGACATGCTCGGCTCCGTCCCAGAACCATTGCCGCTCGCCTGCCCAGTCGCCATAGGGACCGGGCGGGAGCAGGCCGGGGACGAGCGATGCTTCGTCGAGCCACGCCTGGAAAACCTTGTTCAGGACAATTGCCTCCAGCGAGTCCTGTTCGACGCGAATCGACTTGAAGTAGACCTGATGGTCCAGTCGACCGGAGGCATAGTTGTACGATGCCGAGTTGCAAGCGGCGACGTTGAAGGGCATGTTCAGACAACGTGCGATTTCATTGATCAACTCCCGCTTGAACTCGGCATAGGTGCTGCAGGGCTGCTCGGGCCGGAGCTGGCCCATCTGCCAGCCGGCTGGGACTGTGGTCATCATCCGCTGTTCGATTTCAATCGGCAGAAATGGATCGACATCGTCCGCTTCGCCGTTGGCAGGCGCGGTGGTGTAGAGTACGGCCGCAAATGAGGCGGCCGTCTCGGCGGCGGCCAGTACGGCGAGCGTGAACCGCCGCAGCTGGGCAAACAGCGGCAGGGCTGGCGTGATATCCGGAATCCCGCGAACCTGGCCGGGCCGGTCGACGCTGAACCAGTGAATCATGCTCTCGGCCGGGACGGGCGGAAGTTTTTCGACGGTTCCTGCACTGCTGCCGGGGTGTTCTCGAAGGACCGTGTACGAGCGGGGATTGCCGAATTCATCAAAGCGAATCCCGTCGGCGTGGTTCTGGCTGTCGTCCGGGTCGGTGACCTGGTCGGCTTCGACGATTTTCAGGTCGAGCTTGATCGGGCTGCGGAGCTGCTGGTTGGTGACCAGCATCGCAAACGCTTCGCCATCGACCGCCTTCGATTGCCGCATCGTGCGGAGTTTCTGGGCCAGTCCAATCTCGGTCGCCCAGGCACTGAAAGCCCGTTCAATCCGGGTGTTGGCCGAGTCATCGCCTGTGGCGACCTGCAGTATTGGCCCGCGGCCGACCACATCATTGGCCAGCGTCGAGATGATCCCCTTGGCGTAACTGTTGTTAGCGACTTCGTAACGGGCCCGGTTGCGGAGAGTGCGGCGAACTGAACGGCTGTTGGCTGCGGCCGCACTCAGGCCATCGGCCATCGCCCAGTGCCGGCGGTTGTCTTCCGTCGTCTGGGCCGCGTCGTACTTCCCGCGCACCGCCAGCGGAACGACCTTGGTCGCCGCATCGCGGTTGCGGAATAGACGGGAGAGCAGCTTGAGCATTCGTTTAGTATGAAGTTCCAGGCGGGACCAGCTTGTTGAACCGCAGTCCCCGGCGGGGCGAGTTCTTTAGGGCTTCCTTGCCGGCCAGATGCTGGTCAGCCTTGATCAGGTCGTCGACTGACTGAGCATCCACGCGGGTGCCATCGACGGCCACCGCCTTGGGATTCTTGGCGGTGTCTTTGATGGTTTGACCGAGGTCAGGCATACGTGGGCTCGAGACGCGGGGCGTGAGGTTCAGACAGCGAATCGTAGAGGGATTTCGCTGGGGCTCAATTCGAGTTTTGGGTTAGAGCGTTGGATTTGGAAGAAGTCTGCTAGGGGTAGCAAAGCGGGCTAAGTTGTTGGACTTGATTGAAGGGTGCTCGGCAATCTTTTAGAATTCGGCGGTGGGGCAGGCCATCATGTTCAAGTATGACAGGTCTTTGGTAAGCCACCCGAAAACAAAAAGCAGGTGCCTTGTTGAGCCGCTTCTTCCTAGCCTTGATTTTATTTGGACTATCGACAGGCGTTGGCTTTGGGCAAGAAGTCACCGTGGAGTTAACCAACAGCATCGGGATGAAACTGGTGCTGATCCCGAAAGGGAGCTTCATGATGGGTTCGCCGGAGACCGAGAAGGAACGTGACTCAGATGAAGTGCAGCATGAGGTAATGCTGAGTAAGGACTTTTATCTGGGGGTGACAGAAGTCACTCAGGCCCAGTACGAAAAAGTCATGGGGAAAAATCCGAGCTACTTTCAAGGTGTTGAGGTCCAAGGCGGAAGCAGCCAACATCCGGTCGAAATGGTTTCATGGGAAGATGCTGTCGAATTCTGCAAGAAGCTTTCGGGCTTGCCGGAGGAGCGGAAGGCAGGTCGGGTGTATCGTTTACCGACCGAGGCGGAATGGGAATACGCTTGCCGGGCTGGGAGTAAGTCGGCGTACAGTTTTGGTGACGAACAAGACTCGCTGGCTGACTATGCTTGGTTCTCTGGAAACAGTGATTACAAAACTCATCCGGTAGGGCAGAAGAAGCCGAACGCCTGGGGGTTGTATGACATGCATGGGAACGTTTGGGAATATTGCAGCGACTGGTCCGGTGATTATCCCAAAGGTGCAGTCAGCGACCCCGTTGGACCGCGGGAGGCCTCCGGCCCGCGGGAGGCCTCCGGCCGCGTGGTCCGTGGCGGCGGTTGGCGGGGCGAGGCCGCGTATTGTCGGTCGGCGGACCGGGCGGCCGGGAGCATCCGGTCGAAGCCCGACATTAACGTCGGCTTTCGCGTTGCCCTGAGTCCCCCGGAAATCCCCAAGCAGGCGGAGCCGGGACAAGACAAGTAATCGCCGCCAGGCGGGCGGAGGCACGGAGGTCGTGCCGGCGGATGCCCGCGACCGGAGATGCCGTAGCCGACTGGCGAAGCGCGGTTTTATTTGGTGGCTTCTGCAGTGCCGGATTTGTTGCGATTGACTATTGCCAAGTCTGCATTGCTCAATTCAAACGTCACAAACCGGTATCCGCAATTCCGGCACTTCCGCCTTCGCCGCACCGAACCATTCCTCAGCCGCTCTGTGTTGCTGACTGAGCAATGCTGACAGCCGCAGCGGCGGCAGTACATTCCGATGGCGGGCTGGTTTTTCTCGGTCATCGCGGCGGTCTCCGGCGGGGGATATCAGCGGCCGTGATACGGCGGCGATTGCGGGCGGGTGCTTCACCGAGCACCGTATTGAGCGTCACGCCAATGAGCGATGCGGCGACTGCGTTGCCGGCCACTCCATCGAGCCAGTGGTTGTCTCGCCCCGGCCGGAGGTTCCAGACCGTGACTGTTCGTCCACTTTCGGCGGACGTCTGCTGGTCGGGATACTCGGCCGTGAGGTGCTCGGCCAGCATGTAATGCGTCTGCGGGTCGCCGCCGTACAGCGTGATCGCTCCGGGATCACCTGGGACCGTGGCAAAGCGGTCGAACAGAAACGACTTCCACCAGTTGGAGTCGAACAGGCAGTGCCGAATCGCCCGCTTCACGTTGCGCGTGACCATCCAGTTCAGTCCGATTTCCTCTCCCGGCCGTTTCTCGTAGGCCGCAAATGGCTTAGCCCGGGGGCCGACAGCTCGCCCGAGGCTCGGCATTGCGACCGTCGAAAATTCCTGTTCGCGGCAGACCTGATAGACCAAGTGCGATTTGTAACCGGCATCGACCAGAATCCGGGAATGCCGGAACGTGATCCCGTCCTGCCGCTGGTAGCTTTTC